TCCCGGTTCCACTAGCCCTGTCTCCCATGAAGCATAGAGGTGTGCCTTCCGTAGTATTCAATTCCGGTCAGAACGCATGGGCGCGAGTCAACATTGCGGATGCCGATAGTCAGGTCGTTTGATCGTCCTATGCACCATGCGCTGAACCGTCCTTGATCATCAATGAAATCACCGGACGGGGTAAAGGAGCTGCTGCGAGGTTGCCGACCACTGCTTTCGGCGGTTACGACATACGGACCACTCTTGGCGTGATCGACAACAACCTTATTGACTTCGAGCTCGCCTTCGATGATGGGGTTGCCGTTGCCATCGACTTGGTAAAGCCGTGTCAACCCAAGTCTGAACGGTACTGAGCGCCCAAGAATAACCAGCTTGGTAGATAAATCATCATCACTTGGCGCACTTGCCGTTGTGTCGCTGACAGTCACGTTATACTCTCTGTACACCAACGTATCTCCAGCAAAGAACACGGCTACTGCCTTGTCGAGTTCAGTATCTGAGTATGGCAGCGTCCACGACATTGTGAGGTTTGCATAGGTTCCGCTGTTGACCAAGTGGCGGTGGTCGAGCCGTGGCAATTCTGGGAACGATGGCGGGGCAACGGGGTCAATAGCGAGCGACATGGAATCAATCGCTATTGTTGGCGTTGCGCCAGAAACCTTACGCAAGATAAACATGGTGTCATCAACACACAATGCGTCATTGATGATGTCGTTTCCAAATGTGTATCGACTCCACGCAGACTGAATGATCTTGTCCTGCGCTCTCATAGAGCGGTAGACATACAATGAACCGTCCGAGTTTGGGTGGCTGTCGAAAATGACGGTATCGCCACTCTTGATTGTTACAACGGCCTGTCCAATGACTGGACAAATACCGCCAAGCCAGATCGTTGGATCAGACCAATATCCCGTAAATCCCTTTCCGAAAGTTTGAACTGTTGCAGATGTGTCGATGACGGTCGGGTTTGGCACAACGACAACGGTGTCGCTGTTGTCGCTCCCCGTAATTGTGCGGAGCGTCTTTGGCAACAGGCCCGAAACATGATTGGTGATGTTGTTTGCCCGGTTGCTGACCTGGACGTCGTCGTAGACGTATTCGTAGAGGATGCTCGACTGCTCCTGCGTACCAGCCATGTAGATGACGCTACTGAGCGGCAGTGGTCTTACCTTCTGCGTGCTGTAGTTCGTGCTCGGCACGAAAGTCGCGTTGGTCCCCGTGAATATCTCGTCGCCTCCAAGCTCAAACTGCGATCCAGCCCGTGTCAGAATCAGTAGACTCTTGCGGAACGGGACCATGAAGTCAATAAAGCTGACCTGATTCGCGCCAATTTGTACGACGATTGGGTCTGCTGCATTGATGGCGAATGTCGTGCTGCTGTACGGGAAGAAGTTGAACAAATCTCCTGGCTGACTGGTGACCACATAATCGTTCATGGCAAGGCATAGTCTGCCTCTGTGGTATGCCATGTCAGAGATTGGGTAATGGTCGCGGAACGGAAGCGGGGCCTTCCAGTCCGCCCCGTTTGTGTTTGCTCTCTTGAGTTCCGTTTCTTGAACAACTTGGGTAACGGAAAAAGTTGGAGGCGTTAAAGATGTGCGACGCATGAGCACTGGAAACGCGGTTTCCAGAATCTTGGTGTCGGGTGTTGTGAATGCGCCATGTGTCCCCGTATCAGTTGTGACCTTTGTGTTGCAGATGATTGTGGTGTCCACAATCGTTAGTAGCCGTAGATCGTCTGCTGTTGGCGAGTTTGTGCTGAGGTAGGTCGCAGCACCTGCACTTATTGTTGGCGTGATGACAGTACCTGTAACAGTCGCGCCCGTTGCGGTCATCAGGGTTTGAGTGGTCAGAAAGTCTACAAACGTGATTGTGTAGGTGTACGGGCCGCTTCCCGTGCGCGTAACCCCTACATAGTCGGTGCTCCCAACTGTAGTGAGCGTCGCAAGCGCCGTCTGCACAGCACCTGCCGCAGCGTCGAATGCAATGGAACTTGTTGGTTGGCCACCAAAAGTGAGCGTGAACGTACCGCTCGCAGGTCCGACAACATACTGCGTCCTGTTGCGCGGATTCGACAAATCAATGATCCGCAAGAAAGTTGCGCTGCTATTTCTTCCGTAGACAACCATGTAGCGTTCCGCGCTATCGCGCACAATTCGGTGCGCCCGCAAGTGGCCCTGATCAAAGTTGCCGCCAGTAAACGATGCGTGGTGTCTTGATCCTGCGCGAGTTGACACTCCGTTGGTGACGCTGAACAACGCATTCTCTGCGTCCTCAACCTGTGACGGAAACCGACTGCTTGCGCTTTGCGTTGAGATTCCGTTGTGCAGCGATCCGATTCGCTGGCGGAAGTCAGTCGTTGCCATTTATTGCTGCTGCTGCTGCGGTTGAGAAGCTGCCTGAGCAAAGAGCGGCCGAGATCCAAATGTTGGGTCGCGCGGCTGCATGGCGTCGGTGATGGCGAGCTCTTGCGACAGGAACGCATCTGACATCTGAGAGCCAACGAGTCTGCGACCGAACCGCTGTGCGGCGTGTTGAGCGACCTGCTCGCGGAGCATGGGGTCAAGGTCTGCAAACGCTAGAAGTTCCGCAGTGTCAAGATAAACTACCGCTGCGCTGCCCATTGAAAACTGCCCCTTGTCTGCGTCAAAGACCTTTGTTCCTCGCATGACCAAGTTGCGGTACTGATCTGATCCTGCGGATCGCACGCGAAGCACAGACGACCCGAGATCAATCTCAAATGATGCGTTTGGCGTGTATGCCTTAGACCGAATCGTATTGCACGGGAACCCTTGCGCGCAGAAATACCTTGTGCTGTCATCCACGTAACGCTCTGCGTCAGCGGCAATGCTTGTGCCGCCGGTGTCAAGTGCGGTGATTCGATATTCGTTGATGGCTGCAAGGCATTGGTTGACGGCATCTATCTTGGTGATTGCTGGCATTTAGAGGCTCCTGTCCCGCAGTCGCGGGCGTCCACGAAACTGGTTCATCTCGCCTGTGTTGAGCACGTTGACATCGGCGCGAGAATCGTCCTCGCGCCTGCACTCTGCGTATCGACGGCCCGCTTCATCACGAAGCATCCCGTCGATAGATTGGTCTTTCTTGTGCGTTCTGTTCATTTGGTACGCCGCCTCGGTGACGATGTAGTCCGCAAAGGTTTGCGGCAGATCGGTCACGCTTGTTTGGGCAACGTAGGTCACAACGAGGTCTTTTCCCCACACATCGGTGTTGTTTTCGATGTCGTAAAGAAATCCGCCGACAACTGTGGTGTCCTTGTCTGTGTCCACACCATCGGTATCAATTCGGTAGGTGTTGGCGGGTACGACGACCTTGTTGTTTTCGTTTCTCGTCAGCGTGACCTTGCGGCGAGTGTTGAAATGCCATCCCCGAGCCTGGCACGCACGGTCAGCATCATCAAAGTATCGCTCGGCATGAGCCTGTGTTGAGATACCGTTCGTGTCAAGAGCGGTTACTGGCGGCAATCCGAGCCTGCGAAGCACGGCATTGACCGCTTCGAGTTTTGTCATGGATTACGCCCCGCGCTCAAGCCATGCGCCGCCGCGCTCGGCGGCGCTGATGTACTGGGCAAAATCAACGCCTGCGAGATGTGGCTTTTCACGCATGATGCCGATGTGCCGAACATTGCGGTCCATTGAGTCGCGCTGCTCTTCGCTGTGATCGTTTTCGGCAATGATCTTGTCGATCAGGTTGGCAGAGTCCCCAAGTGCGCTGACTTGTTGAGCGATTTCCTCTGGGGTGTATTGCTTGTCGATAACTTGTGGGTTGCTGGTCATGTGGTTCCTTTCAGTAGCCCGTGGTGAGTGCGACCCGACCCCAGTTGCCGCTTGCGATGCAGTAGTAGAGATAGGTCGTGCCGCCTGTACTGCCGAACGCGAAGTCGCCTGCGGTGCCAGTCGCGTTCGATGCAGGATTGCGCGTTGTCACGATCCGCATGGTGTCGCCCGAGAACGCGAGCACGCTTGTGGATGTGCCTCGGATCGTCGTGAGCGTTGTCGCAGTTGTGTTGATGACCGTCTGGTTCGCACCTGTGCCGACTGCGCCTGCGCCGATGACGATGGTGTTGTCGTCGGAGTTGTTGAAGCCTCTCGCGTTTGCACCAATGTAGATGCTGTTCTCGGGATCGTAGAGCGCGGTCAAGCCGTCTGAGTGGTAGCGACCTGCATCCAAGCCTATCGCACAGTTGCTACTGCCTGTGGTGTTGCTGTACAGCGCACTCGCGCCCACCGCAGAGTTGGAGCCGCCTGTGGTGTTGTTGTACAGCGCATTCACGCCTACCGCAGAGTTGTAGGCGCCTGTGGTGTTGTTGTACAGCGCATTCACGCCCATCGCAGAGTTGATGCCGCCTGTGGTGTTGATGGCCAGCGCATTCACGCCCATCGCAGAGTTGTAGGCGCCTGTGGTGTTGCTGTACAGCGCACTCACGCCCATCGCAGAGTTGCCGACGCCCGTGGTGTTGCTGTACAGCGCATTCACGCCCACCGCAGAGTTGGAGACGCCCGCGGTGTTGTTTCTCAGCGCATCCACGCCCATCGCAGAGTTGTAGACGCCAGTGCTTACGCCTGCCAGTGCGCCCACACCCACCGCAGTTTGATATGGTCCATTTGCACTCGCGTTACCGAGCGCAGTTGTCCCAACCGCCGTGTTGGACGTGACATCGCCTGCACCCCTACCGACTCGCACGCTGTTGAAATTGCTGTCGCTGCCTGCGTTCACCGCACCGCCGATGCCGACTCCACCTGTGACAACAAACGCCCCTGTGGTGGTGCTCGTCGATGCGGTCGTGGCTGTGGCCTTAAGATTCGTAGTGCTGCTGACGGTAAGGTCGCTGCCCGTAACAGTTTCAATCGTGTTGACCTTGAGTTTGCTCATGGCTTCTTATTGAACAGTCGTTGAACAAAGCCAGTCAGGGACGAGAACGGGACGAGATTGCCGCCGATGTAGCCGAGCGCGAACAGGGCC